GGGGAAAAAGGGCGATACAATCATTAAGTGATTGCTTATATACTATACTACTTATATGTTGAAATGTAAATAAAAAAGCCACTCTCTTGTGTGGAGAGTAGCTAATTAAGTAAACCTAAATTTGAATCAACTGTAAAATCGTTATCTTTCTCAACTTGTTCTATATCTTGCCGGGTAAAATCCTTAAATTTGTTAAATAGCTTAACTATAATCAATATAATAAAGAATTGTATTTTTGATTTCATACCATTAATCTTGCATTTTAAAGGCGACCTTACTGTTGCTATCTTATGATTCATTTCTCTCACATCATCAAATAAATCAATAACGCCCTTATCCTTACACTCTTCAATTTCATTAAACAACTGTATACTTTTACACAAAGGTACCAAATCAGATATTTTAAATTTACCAACTACTAGCTTATTTATATCTACATATTTATCTTTTTCCAGTTTGATGAGTCTTTTTATTTCTTTATTCATCATAGGATATTTAGCTACCCTGTCTTCTAATATTGTATATTTTACACTTATGGTATTTAATTCTATACCGTAAACTTGTGAACATTCACTTATAATCGTTTTCCTATAATCTAAATTACTGAGTATTATAAAAATAGGCGGAACAATAATTATAATCAAGCTTATTATAATGATGTATATCATAAAACCCCTCCTATCCTGAAACTTTTTCTAATAACTTATTATTGGTCTGTTCTAGTGAGGTGATACGTGCCTTGAAATTGCTTTTGCAAGTACGGCATACTCTTGCATTTTCTTTTTGAGCAGATATACGCTCTTTTTCTAGCTTTTCCATAAACTGTTTCTTATTTTTATGATTTAGCCACCCCCAAAAAGCTGTTCCTATATTAATGATACCAACCACACCATTGATTATACCTAAAATAGTATTTATTTGATTTAAACCCGTCCAATCCATACCCTCACCTCATGATTATCACACCTAAATAATACATTTTTTGTAATTTTTTGTCAAACTATACATAAAAAAAACACCCACTCCCAAAGGAATGAGTGGTGATTTTTCTTATTCCAAGTCTGACTTACGTACCCAGCTCATGATCTCTTTCAGCAGCACCTTATCCCCGCTGATCTGCATGACTGTGTAAGTCGTACCTTTTACAAACGCCGGAATACTCTGCCCTGTTGCATAGGTCTTTGCCGTCTTTTTAACTTTGACCTTTTTGCCGACTGCAATCACCGCAGCTGCGCCGGTCATCTGTAAATCGGATGTTTTAACCCATGACACAAGCTCTTTAATCAGCGCCTTACTGCCAGATACCTGCTGTACGGTATATGTCTTGCCTTTAGCCCATGCGGGGATTGTCTGGCCAGTAGCGTACTTTTTAGCGCTGGACTTGATTTTGACCTTATTGCCCGCCTTAATGCCGGTTGTAGTCGGCTTACTAGTGGATGGTTTTGCTGCCTCTGCTTTCGGCAGTTTATCATGTACCAGATATCCTAAAAATTTCATGCCCAGATAACCATTAGGGTTGCCCTTGATATACTCAAAGCTTTTACCGCCGTAATTTGACTGCGACCATGCGATTGTGTTGGTGTCAATAAGCTCCTCACATACTGCAACATGTCCCCACTGTCCGGACTGCCAGATCATGAGTGCACCCTCTACAGCATATTTTGAGCGTTTAAACCCGTTTGAGTAGTTGTCCCATAGCTCCTGCGCCCCGTTTACACGTGGGCTATCCAAATACTCCTCTCGACCTAAAATCTCGCTGATACGAGCTGTAGCATAGGTAAAGCAGTTTGGCATTGCCACTCCTGTACGCCGTAGCGCCCAATCCATCCAATTACTGCCTGTTAATCCGGACAGGCTTGTTCTTTTCTTAAATGCCATTTTTGTTTCCTCCTATTTTTCCATAAGGTCATCGATTCTATGATGAGCCGATTTGATACTGTTTTCTGCAACCGCCATACGTTCTACAACATTGTTGTGTTTTTCCACTTTTTTTGTAAGGTCGTCTATTTTATACTGCATGACAGCTGTCGATTTGTTGTTGATCACTACCGTTGCTATCAATGACGGTATGGCTGTGCATACGCCTCCAATCAGAGCCACAATAATTACATCCGACATGTCTTACTCCTTTGTATCCACCGCAGCTGCGACCTCAGAGGGCTTACCGTTTAAAATGTTGATAAACGTACTATATGCATCCTTGATATAGCGCCATGCTGCTACGCCGATTGTAGCGGCAATCATAGCCACAGTGATGAGGTCATGCACCTGCTCATTGATATCTGGCACATACTGCGTGAGCAGCGTAGTGGCTGCATCTACAGCAGCAACCATCAGCATAGTGCCAAAGACCAGCACCAAGGCTTTTTTAACGCCCTGCCACAGCCGTTTAGCGTCAAAGTGCTCTCCTGTGATGTTGATATTGTGGTAAAGGCTCAGCACCACGTTAGATGCAAAAGCCAGTAGTAAAATAGCGTAGCAGACCAGTACCATGCTGAGGTCTGCCAGTAAAACAGTGTAAAGCATATCCATGTTTCTTCTCCTTTCGCTCTTTTGAGCATATTTAAAGAGAGCCTATGAGCGACTCTCTAATTGCTGTATTCTGTGCTGCAGCTGCGATATCTCAAAGTCTCGTTTTTGCAGCTCCTGCTGAAAATTTTGTGTACTCTGTAAATAATTTTGTTCAGCACAAACAATTTTTGCATCCAATTCTTGCACTGCTTTAGAGATATACGGTATGACAACTTCCGGATTTATCGCTAGTGTACCACCCAAATTCTCGACAAGCTGCGGATCTATTTCTTGGAGATTTTGTGCTATATAGCCTATTGATCTTCGTAATCCTGTCTTTTTAAAGACGAAGGATTCATGCTTAAATCTCCTTATTGCATCAAGTCCACATACATCAGTATCCATAATATTTGCTTTAAGTTTAGCATCAGATACCCATGATGTTTTGCAATAATAATCTGCTCCTGTGACATCTTCGTATTGCAGATAATCAGTGCTGCTATCAGGATGACCATGATATATTTGTCTAATATTGCGGAAACCTCCTCCAGTAACATTAGAAACGACCACATAACCTTTTCCATTTTTAGGCTGAACCGGAAAGTTCGATGACCCTAAAAATATATGCCGCTCCGTCCAACCTGATGGATTTAAGCCAAAATTCAGTGTGTACCATGATGCACCGCTATTACCGTCAATATCTGTTTGTCCCAATGATAAAAACTTTGCACCAGTATCAGCCGATAGTAATATACCTCTACTGGTACTGCTAGTGTAAGATGATGCTATTCCTCCACAATGATTACTGTTAATAAACAAATCCATGCGCCCATTACCTATTACTACCTTTGTATTTTCTGTTCCAAGACTTGTAAATGATCCCGTCAATAATGCATTATCAGCTTTTAACTTTCCTTCATGCGTCACATAAAATGGAGCACCTGTCATAGATTCTGCTGTGCTTCCTGCATAAAAAGCATACGTCCCGGCACTTTGCATTACAGTATATTTACCATTGTTTTGTGCACTCAATCTTAATGCTCCGATGTCAAACCCGCCAATCTTACCAGATGTGGCAGTGACCGTCCCAGTCATAGTTAGATTTCCGTTTGTATCGCCATACAGTACCCTACTCCCAGCATTGTTATAAATGGATAATGCTCCATTATTTACACGTAATCCTCCAGAATTGATCACAACACTCATATTGCCTGTCACTTCTGATTGAGCAGGCGCCCAGTAAGATGGATCAATAGCTGAATTAGCTTCGCATAGGAAAGGTCTATTAAAAGCTATGCGTCCTTTGAAGTCTCTACCATAAAGATATACTCTTACATATTCTATTTCTTTATCTTCAACCTCTACAAACTTGCCTATCCGCACCCATTTATGGGATGTATCTCTGACAGACCCTGAACTTCTGGTGCCATCGGTATAATATATATTGATAATATAAGTTGCAAGTGGATTTGTAGGCCCAGCCACATAATCGGAATTTGTCAAAAATTCAGTGGACATATAAAATCCTTTTACCTTACGTCCTATGTCTATACGTTGATACCAGTTACTGTTCGCAGTTCCATCAAATGCAGTGGATTCTAACCAAAGCGCACGCCCTGTGCTGCTTCCCCATGTCGTTGCTCTGCCACCTGTACATGTCGACGCTAATGATTTGTTCCAACAAGCTGTATCATTTGTAAAATCAGAATTCTCTATGAGATTTATTCGATTATATGATTCCTTGATACCCACTGATAAACTATCCACCTTTTGTGTGATGGTTGAGCTTATGTTATTTACGGTATCCTTGGTCGCATATGTATCGCTTACTGTTGTTTTAAATCCGTTAACATCAGCAACCAAAGAATTAAGCTTAGTTGATGTATAAGATGCAGTGGATTCAACTGAAGACACTCTGCCAGTCAATCCATTTACACTTTGTTCAAACTGTGTCTGTTTACTCGTTACACTTGTCAGAGTGGAGGTATGCTCCCCTACTATGCTTTTAATGCCATTCACAGTCTGCGTAAGACTACTGTAATTGGTCTGCAAGGTTGACACATCACCTTTAGCCTGTGACACATCGGTAATCAATGATGAGATTTTGCCTTGCTCCACGGATAATGCTGTACTTAATGTACTTAAATCACCGGTGATAGTGTTATACACCACAGATAGAGACTGGTTAGCTCCATCCACCAAAATATGGCTAGACTTTATAACCTCTGTACCATCGTTGATTTCCTTGACCAGTGATGTAATGTTTATCTTATCCCCTGATATATTGGCGTTATCAGCCACCATGCTATCCACGATAATTGGCCGCTGTATACCGGATGCGGTGATGCCGGTTGCATCAAACATCAGCTTCCCGGCGGCATCCCAGACATACATGTTGTAGTCTCCGGATGCGTCCTTGCCGATTTGCACTCTTGGTCTTGTTGCATCCTTTATCTGGAGGGTCTCGCCGTATATGTCCAACCGTCCAGATTGAGACTTAAAGTGTATGCTGCTGGCATCAATCGTTCCGGCTGTGACTTTATCAGCTGCTACGCTGTCAATCATGGCCGACTTTATCAGCGCATTGGATATCGTTGTGTTGTCAGCGTTTAAGACTATGGTCTGCGTACTGCCTGCTGTTACACTGCCTGCGAGCAGGGTGTTGACACGCTCCAAATCAACATCCAGTACATGCACCTCAGCTTTAGTGGCATATAGGTCTTGCACGTACTCTTTAGATACGTAGGATGTCTCTATGATTGCTACCTGTGCAGTAAGCTCTGTGACGTCCAGATTTTCGATTTCAGCATCAAGCGCGGTGAGCTTTTTGTTGACCTCAAGGTAGTTGGTGTTTATGGTCTCAAACTCGCCCTCAAAGGCCGTAATCTTATCGGTGATGACTTGCTTTGTGCTTACGAGGTCTGAGTAAGTCCTATCCACTTTTGTTTGTAGAGGGCCTTTATAGCCTGTATCCTGCTCCTGCTCGGTCTTGCCTTTTGACTCTACGGTCCCGTAAAATCCACCGTCACAATTAAACTCATAGTCCATGAGAGGGATAACATAAGCATTGCCGGCGTTATCCATTACACGCACGAGGTCACCTGTCTCAACATCAGGTCGAGCCATACGCCAGTTTAGTTTAGCAGCTCTGTACGTAAAGCCCTTAATCCGGTTGTATAAGACAGTGATGCGCTCCTGGGTCATCCCCGGACAGCTAAAATAGATACCAACGCCGGTTCCCGCAGACACAGAGTGCTCCTCGTCAATTGTGCAATCCAAACGGTTAATAAAGGTGTCTTCCTCGTCGATTTCCAGCGGATCCGCAAATCGACTCGGGGATATAGTAAGACCTGTGTCGGTATACCATACCAGCCTGAGCTTACCGTCTTTGTCCATGACAGCATTTTTGCCGCAGTACGCAGCAAGCACACTTATAGCCTCAATGATGGTTAGCCCCTGCAGGCTATCGACTTTGTAGGTAACATCATCCGCCCCGCCTGCATACTCAATACCTATCTTTTTGCATTGCTCCTGCAGGATAGTGACTATCTTTTGATTACCGGACAAGCCAGTAAAAAACCCTTTATAGCAAAGGGCAAAGTTATCATATGCGGTAAGCTTTATAAACTCCCCAGAGCGTACCGGCTTTTCAAGGTTATAGACACCTTTTTTTATCCACTCGACTGTACCGTCATCCAGCTCCAAGCCGATGTATGGTATTGCTTGACGTCCTTTAAGGATAGTGTTTTTAGGCACGTCTGTGAGGATAAACTCAATATAAGATGACACAGCATCCCCAAACGTGATTTGTTCGGATGAGTTTGTGCCGCCTTTAAGCTTAAAGCTCTTTATGCCAGTATACGCAGTACCTGCAATGTCGATTTTCAGCCGGAAGTGGCGGCCAGATTTGGATATCGCTGTTTTATACTTATCGGATGTGGTTATCATTGTACCACCTCCTTGTGCTAATCTTCGATTTTAAGCATAAATTCCACTGATTCAAGCTCATTCGCTGTCAGCTCCACGCGATCCAATTCGTCGAGGGTAAGCTGGCGCACGTCAATTTCTTCCTCTAATTCCAAGAGCTCCTTATATTCATCAAAATACTTCTTGCGAGCTGTTAAGTCATCATCTGGTATAGAGTAATTGCCGTTTTTCTCGACACCATATTTTTTGATTAAATCCGTGCGCTGCTCCTCTAAAAATACAGCCTGCTTTTTCACGGATTCCAGCGTTTTTTTGATATGGTATGACTGCTTTACAGGTAAAGCAGTGTTGAGCATCTTACCAAGCGCCGGCTGTGCGTCTACAATCTGTTTGTTTTTAAGCTGCATTTTTGTTACCTCCTGCCAGTTCCTCAATGATTGCATCCTGCTCCGTATAAATCTCATCCTCTGCTGCAGCTTCTGCCGCTCTTATCTCTGTGCGATTAGCCTTATAGATAGTCTGATTACTAATATAATGCGTCAAGTTTGCATTTTCCGGATTGCCGGTATTGATTGTAGCTCTTACCTGCTCGACCTGTACATTGTCCACCATAATGTCTTTTGTAATCTCGATATTTTTATTTGATTTTGTAGTTACTGCCATAATATCCTCCTTATTGCTGTATTATTTTTACAGTCGCTTTTTTGTACCAATAGATGCCATCACCTAAGAACCCTATGTGCTCCTCGTTGATCGTACCCCGATATGATGTGATAGAGAGATTTGCACCTCCGCCGCCGTTAAAAACAAAAGGGAAGAATCCTGCAATCAGATTTTTTCTGATTTTAGCCATTTCTGATTCTTGGAGTACTCCCCACTCAATCGTTACCGTTTTTTTCTCGGCCACGACGTCACCAGCCATAGCGCCGCTTGACGTACGTCCGGTGTTACTCGACCATATGATCTCGTTGTCAATTTTTATTACGGTAGGCGCAGGTAGCGCCACACCGTTTGCCGTGAGTATTGCCATACCCGCACCTCCTACATATCTATAGGACACTTACCATTTTTGCGAGTATCCTTGTTTACATTATCAACGACTTTTTTCGTTACTTTTTGATCGTCAATATAAACATCAGTATCTTTATTCCTGATTTCTTCCTTAACCTCATCAAATTTCTGCTTCAAACCTCTCACTTCTTCAATGAGGTCCTTCATGGTTGTTTTATCTGTATCACTTTGAGACTCCTTCCATTCATGCTGCACATTCAAGCTACGCTCGCCTGCAAACGCGATCGTCGGCTCCTGTAGTGCTGCCTGCATAGCTCCTGACATGGATTGAGATAAGCTCTTGACCTGCCCTATAAATCTTGGTGTGCTTGCTGCCAGAGTTCTACCGAGCCCCTCCATCATATGTGGCATCCATTGCTCATACTCTCGCAGAGGGCCAGTATCTGGTCGTGTAAAGTGTAGCCATGATGCAACGATGTTAGCAGCATTTTTAACTTGGCCAGCCACTTTCCACATATTTTCTGATATTCCGTTTGCAAAACCCGAAATCATGTGGTTACCCCAAGTGTAGGAGCTGCCACCAAGACCGCTCAACCACGATGTAGCTTTATTTACACAAGATTGTACGGTTGATTTTATATTAACCGTACCAGATCCCTTCCTAAACTTCTCCATCATGTTTTTGGCCTTATCGTACATATCGTGGTACATTTTATTGGCAATCCATTTTGTGGTGTCGCTTAGATTGCTTGTAACAGATGACTTCATTCCTTTACTGCTAGAGTCCACGGTATTTTTGGAGTCCTTAAAAGTGCGTGAAATGTCATTTTTAATAGATCCGCACTTGTCAGACATAAAGGTGACCAGAGGTCCCCATGCATTTTTAGTATCATTGCTCATGCCACGGTTTGCACCGATTAGAGAGTCGCGCGCATTGTTAAAGTTCTTTTCAATTGATTTTCCCGCTTTCTCTGAGTTAACACTTACATCGTTTCTTACGGTGTCGATGGAGTCTGCCACTACGCCCTTTATACTCCCCCAAGCGCTTTCCGTGTTCTTGTCAGATCCGTTCCACACTTCGCTGATTTTATCTCCAATTTTCCCAAAGATATCGCTTGCTCCTTTTTTAAGGTCTGACCACGTATCTCCTAAGGACTTCGTGATCCCGTCCCACGCCTTGCCTGCTTTCTTTTTTATATCTGTCCAGACGTTGCCTATAGCCTTGACAAGTCCAGAAAACAGTTTAGGTATTGCAGTCACAAGCCCTTTTAAAGTCTTTGCGATACCGTTTTTTAAGCCCTCGATGAGGTATCCGCCTATCTCAGCAAAAACCGTACTCGGGGAGTGGATTCCAAATAGCTCTTTTATGCCGTTTATGATAGGTTCGGCAATAACTCGATAAAGGAAATCTATTGGATCAGAAAAGAAATCCCTCACACCGTTGCAAAAACCGTCCCATAGCCACTTGCCAAGGTCTGCAGCTAGGCTCAGGATACCAGACCCTATGCCGTGCACAGCTGCGATTATTGTTTGGAGCAAGGAGCCTGCAACGCCCCACCAATCAATGTTTTTGATAAAGGTTGCAATGTCGGTACCGATTTGCCCCCAGTCTACACCCCTTATCGCTGTAAGCAATGTATCGAGGATACCCTGTGCTGCATCGCTCAGAGTCATGCCAAAGTCAGCCCAATTTATGTTATTAAAAAAGGCGTTTATACTCTTGGCAATCGTATCTCCCAGCTTGTGCCAGTCAATGTTTTTAACAAAGGTATGCACAGAGCTTATTGCTCCACTTAGACCTTTGCCGAGAGCTGCTGTAAATTTTGGCATATCCACGCTGTACATAAGACCCATTACTCCATCAGCCAGAGCCTTACCGATAGCAGGCCAGTCTGCTGTCGTTACAAATCCATAGAGAGCATCGATGTGAGCCTGTAAAAACGCGCCCATTGTATGCCCTAGCTTATCCCAGTCAACGCTGTATACAAGACCGTTAAGCCCCTGAGCTAATGCTTTACCTATCCGCTCCCAGTTAATGCCAGTAAACAACAAATACAACGTATTTACGATAGTGTTGATTCCGGCGCCAAACATTCGCCCGATATTTTCCCAGTTGATTGTGTCTATCAAGCTGTTAAAGAGCTCACAAAACCCGTCGCAAAACTCTGTGATGGATTTGCCTAAGTTATCCCACGATATCCATTTTGTAAATGACGCTACAGCCTTATTGACCTGCTGACCTATGAGCTTACCGATGCCAGCATAGTCACCCTTAGCCCATAAGTCTTTAAGTTGCTTGACCCATTTTTTAATAGGTCCGTCATCGACATCAGTCGGTGTGTAGACCGGCATATCGCTCCCGCCGCCACCTCCGCCGCCAGAGCCGGCAGAATTATCCGCATCATCCAGCTTGTTGATCTCATCAAATCCCATGAGTGACCTACGAGCTTTTTCCGACGCCTTGGCCGCTTTGTCAGCAGATGAGCCATATGCACCCATCGCATCCTTTGCTGCATAGATACCGGATGTAGCCTGCTTTGTAGACGCCATTGACTTACCAAATAGCGCAGACATAAAAGCTGCTATATATCCGGTCACTGTGGCCAATGCAGACATTAGCGCATTTAGAGCCGGCATGATTGCCTGAAAGATAGGTGTAAACGCTGTTGCCAGATTAGAGCGTATCTGGTTTAGACTGTTTGCAAAAGCGGTATTTGTCATAAGGGTAGCCCCGATATTTTGTGCTAAAGCCATGATGCCACGGGAAACCAAAGGGAAGATCAGCGAGAAAATCGTAAACGACTTAATCAGCTGACCTACGCCCATATGAGCGCGCCCCATACCGTTAGAGGCCTTTTTACCGGCTGACCCTATACCAAGTAATCGGCTTGCAAAAGACGCCGCATGCTGTCCTGCTGATTTTAGCCCATTACTAAACTTGTGCAATGCTGATGAGGCTAAGCGCTTTGTAAATTGCGCGATAGCACTGCCTGCTGCTCTAGCTACCCCGGACGTCGCCCCCATCTGTCTATTCATCGCGCTAAGAGTGATGTTTGACCGTGCTGCAGCGTCTTGTAGCTTAGCAATCTGCATATCAAGACTCATTACCTGCTTATCCAAGGCTCCCTCTGCTTGTGCTCCCATGTTAGGCTTATAGGATTCCAGCAGCGTTTTCCGCTGTGCTTGTTTAGCGAGTATCTGATTGTCGTACATATCCATCATGTTTTCAAGCTCAGCATATTTCTGGCGGAACATTTCTGTGTCAAATTGCGGGTCAAACTTGACTTTAGGCTTGCGGATACTGATTCCCGGTGGCCCCCTCACACTTGGACCCTGTGAGGCTGTTGTGTTTGGCTCCGTATCGCTTTGAGCCTGCTGATAGGGCATCTGTGCACCAGACATTTGTTTGACCATGCCCGCCATCTGCTCAACGAAGGCCTGCATTTCAAGTTTAGTGCGGTCGAGCGTAGCCTTAATTGATTCATTCATCTTATCCAGACTTGCCACAAGAGATTGCCTAAGATTTTTAAACATATCGCCGCTCATAGCGTCTACCTGCTTACGTATCCTGTCGGCTATCTTACTCGACTCTGCCTGTATGTCCTTGTCGAGGTCTGATTTTATCTCCAGATCCATCTGTATAGACCCTGCACTTGTTGTTCCCATATCATCACCTGCCTTTCTGCAAAATAAAAGAGGAAGCTATCTACACATGTCCAAAAACATTGAGCGGACTTCCTTCATAACTTCCTCTTTGCTCATACTTTCAATCATTCTCTGGGTTTGCTTATCTCTCCATTCATCCCGAATACGATGCTGCTCCTCGCTAAAGTGCTCCAGCGTGTCAGCATCATCCTCAGCTCTAATGGATATGATATTGCCCAAAGGTGTGTCTGGCATAATACCTGCTAAAAGCGTGGTAAACTCAATCCAGTCCATCTTATCATCATACAGGTCCTTTGTAGGGTACTGCATGGCAAAAGATGACTCTATCAGCTCCCAGTCTTCAAAGATATCATACCAGCGGTCTACTTTTTTTCATCCGGCGTTTCCTCATCCTCGAAATCTACCTCTGTATCACTGATAGCCGCCATAATAACAGCCATGATATCGTTTGTTGCAGCCATTGTCATACTGCTCTCATTGATATAATCAAGAGCCTCTTTGCCGAGAGCAATCTGTATGATCTTATCAATCATTTTAATGTCGGATTCAGGATCGTCTTCCGTCTTTTTCTGTGCTTTCTTGACCTCAGACATAATCAGCAGCACATTGGTTTTTGATGTGTTGATAGGATACTTGTGCTCTGCGTCGATTTCAACTACAGGTCTTTCGTTGCGGTTTCTCAGGCGGTCTATGACATCGTATCTACGTCCCATCTTAAGCGCCCCCTTCTGGTGTTGCTGGTGCAGGTACAAAGGTAGGCTTTCCGTCGAATATGATATCAAGCTCCAACGCGGCAACATTTGTGCTATCGCCGCCTGGTGCAGCTTTAACATCCAGCACACAATTACCAGTGATGCTAGAGCCATCCGGGAATTCAATAGAATACTTAGTGCTACAATCAAGACCATCCTTCCACAGTACAGTATAAACATAATCGTTCCCCTTATCTCCTACGCTTCTTTTGCCTTTCAGGGATACAGTAACTGCTTTAGCAGTTGCCAGGGCTCTACCCCATCCTCCTTGGTCCATCGGGCTCCATTTTTCTACATTACTTTCAACGGATAGGGAGAATGACTCCATATCCTTAATGGATGCCATATCATCTTCTGAGCTTGCAAGTCCCTTCGTCCCAATACTAAAAACAATGTCAAATACCGGATATACACCGGTCGTTACTTTTGCCATAAATTACTCCTTTCGCTCGTATGTGAGCCATGTTTCAATTACATATTCGTATATCCCATTTGTATCAGTCCCCACACTTATGGGTTCGTCGCTTCTCATATCGCATTTAATAACTCGGTAATCACCAATTTTCGGCTGCTGCCCGTAAAAAAGAGCATGTATGCTTTGCGCTACACGCTCAGTTTCATCCGGGTTTTTATTCCAGTGCACTACGATAGATATTCCCTTGACAGCTGTCGTGGTGTTTTGCAGGCCGCCTACAGCTAACATGCCACGGTTACTCGTCAGATTACGCACACAGATCATTTTGCCCTTGGATGCATCATAGACACCTATCTTCCATACATCAGCCGTAACTTGTTCGCTGAGCCAGTCCTTGACATCTTTTAAAGTCATCATTTGATAAGACCTCCACTTTCTTGCTTTAAAAACTTAGCAAACGTTTCTTGTACCCACTGCAATCCATCGCCATCCAGATAGTAATCCATCCAATGATCCTGCGCATCGTGATTTTTTGTCCGCTGGAATGTGACAGGCCGGTGCTCTTTGCCGTTTTTATCAACAAACGGTAGATTATAATACAACCTGCGTGCATAAGGTGTATCAAAGATAATTGCCGCAACCAGTTTTGCACTTATTTGTCCTTTATCAACAAACCCGCTCCGCTCCAAGTCTCCAATATCTTTTGGTACAACAGCGCGACTTTTGATATCAGAGAGCATAGCCTCTGCGGTCAGCTCTAAAGCGCGTTCTTTGGCCTTATTCAGCTGTGCCATCGCCTCCCGATTGATTTTAACTTTTACGCTTTTAACCCTCATAACAAATCAACCTCCGTGCTGTAGATAACACCTAGCAGCTTTGGCTTTCGCACAGCGTATATCTGCTTCTTTTCTTTGCTGATTTGTACAAAGCCCTGGAAAGCTGTCTTGCCATCCAAAGCCTGTACATCGCCATGTATGATAAGCATACCGCTGAGAGATATCTGCTTACTGTCTTTGCCGTATACAATCTTTGACTTTTCGTCGTAGATTGCCAATCCGTCGTAGATAACAGTCTCAATAGGTCCCTGGTCCTCTGTGTCCTGCTCCTGATAGACGACAACGTGTGTCGTGGCCTCCCAATCCGGGAAAGGAAAGGGGCTTACGATTACAACACCAGGCATCTTAGTCCTGTATCCTCTAAAAGATTGACGATTTCCTGTGTAGTGTTGATACCGCCATATGTTACGTTGGCCAGTTCGACCTTAGTGCTGCCCGCGTTATAGCCTTTGACGGGGTTTATGAGCATTGCCCCAAACTGCTTAATATAATCAGCCTGCAGGCAGACAGCACGGCTTATGAGCTCTTGCTGATAAGGCGATAGATTATCATACCCTTTGCCTTTGATGCGGCCAAAACAAAGGTGGTCGATGCTATACTCCGCCTCTTTTAAGGCTTTTGGTAGCTCGTCTTGTGATATGAGTGTACCGCCGTAATCAGCGGTGTAGTATTCAGGTGTTGCATACATTTTGGTCACCTACTTTTTCGGTTTCTTTGCTTCCGCAAGCTCCGCTTTTAACTTCTCAACCTCTGTTTTGAGGGCTTCGTTTTCTGCGAGTGTTTTATCGTGCTCAGCCTGTAGGGCCTTGTAGGCTTCTACAACTTTATTGTGTTCAGCGAGACTTATCTTTTTAGCAGGCGAGCAAGTTCTCACGCCATTTTCAATAACGTCATACCCTGCTGCCAAAAAAGCCCCTTTCTGTTCTGCGGAAATGGGCTCCTCGCGATTTCCTTTAATTGCATAAATCACCGACATATCAATCACCTCCTATGCTTCTGCTTCGGCGTTAATATAAACGCCCTGTACACGGTTTGGAATGACGAACAAGTCACCGTACTTACGATTCTGATACAGGTACCCGTCTCCCTGCGTGTGTGTTCCTTCCGGCCAGAGCTTGATATACTGGTGCTTGTCGCATGCCAGAAGAGACTTAGGGTGGAAGAGGATCATGTTGATCTGTTTTGCATTCGCTCCTGCTTTGCATCCGTCTGTAAAGTCATAGATCGTCTTCATACGTGCGGATAAAATAGGTTTGATTTTCAAGCCATCCAGATTAACGATTTTTCGGTTGACGTTACCTGTATTCTGATTCAGGCTGATATAGCGCTGGATTTCCTTGGCTTCGTTGATATTTTTCTCCATAGTTGGCGTCACGTACAGGATACGCCCCTCGATCGGTACCTCCGCCTCGGTCATTGTCATCATTGCATTATCAATAACCTCTAAAATATTCTCATTGCTGAGCGCTGTTGTGTCCGGCACACCTCCGTGCTCCTTAAACTCAGTATAACACTTGGAAATACGGTAGCAATCGGTCTCAGGGATTGCCTGCTGCGTTTCAAACTCATTCGTGACATTGGCTGCAATGAGTGCATTGTTGGACTCATCAACGTCCATCTGGTCAACAAAAAACTCAACGTCACGATCAAATCTCAGAACGAAAGTCTGAAAATCATTTTTAACTGCCTGTCGGTTAAAGCCCCCATTACGGCTATGGTCTTTGTACCCTGCTAATTCGATAAAAGGGATTTTCACGGTGTCGGCGTTAATAAATCTTACATGCTCGGTTGTCATTTCCGCAGTCATCAGCTCTCTGCTATACTTCTGCAGCAGCTCGCGCTCAAACTGTGTTACATAGTTTACTGTGTTTGGTGTAGTCATTTCATTACCTCCTCTATTTATTTCCAAATATCTGCGACACTTTAGTCGCTGTTGTCGTTTCGGCATTCTCGTCCTGCCGTGGAGCTCCGAAACTAAAATCATTATTCTCAGAGCCTACCTCCGCACGTTTAAGCTCTGGCCATTCCTGCAGCAGCTTCTCGATCTCCTGCTTTGCCTTCTCCTCGGAGTAGACCCCGTTCTCCATCACAGACTCTGGCTCGATTAGCATAGCTGCGCGCCCAAGTTTTTTGGCGGCGATATCAAACATAGCCATAGATCCTTTCAGTTCTGCCCGGATATACTTATCCATCGGAATACTGGTCGCAGCGCTTTCCTCAGGTTGTTCCGGTTCGCCCTCTGCAGGTGCTTCGTCTGTAACTCCCTTTTGATACTTTTTACGCGCCCTTGCCAGCATGGCATCGACTTCTGCCTGTGTATATGTTTTCTTTTCCGCAGGTGCGCCCTTATCGCTTTCAGGGTTCTCTTTTTCGGGCTTGCCCTTATCTGTGTTTTCAGGTTTCGGATCATTATTTTCCTCAGCCTTCGGTTTCTCTGGCTCGTTACCAAAAGCCTTGCTCACCTGTTCCTTTTCTGTTGTTTCTTCTTGCTCTTTTCTTTCGTCGTCACTCATATCTTTTTTACCTCCCTCGGCTTAACGGCGCCGATTGCCTCACAGCGTTTTATTTAAAGTCCACAGCACGGAACGGACTATTTTAAATGCTCGCCAAAATACGGGAGCTTTCTCTTGGGTGGGTCATTCACATAGCTGGTCCTTTCTGCCGACTTGCGGCCACAAAAAATGCAGGTATCGTGATATTTCACAACCCTGCAACCTTTAGTTTTGCTATAATAGTTCTTCGCTTTAGTCACATAAGCGTGATGACACATGCCATTTCAAGCTTCCTCAACACACTCATAAGTCTGCTCAAAGATATCCGGTTTGCATGGATATAATTCGCCTCGCACACCTTGGATAATATAATCTCCTGCATATGCGATCATCGTTCCTTCCAACGTTTTGATTTCACACCAGGCAGGTGATGCATTGTACTTCCCAAAATCATGTGTGATCACCGTACCATTGGATACGGCATCCCAGAACCAATCTTCGCCTACAAGACCTCGTTCATTTAACTGGAACACTTCTACTACAACAGGTTTTTTACGTGCTTTCATTTGATTCACTCCTCTGTGGGGTTACCACTTAAAAAGCACCCAGTTTATGAGTGCTCATTTGCTGCTTCTCTTATTCTTTTTAAATACTCTTGCTCCATGACTCTTAAAGGGAGGTATAGATCCCCATTAGGCCACTTCTGCTTTTCTTCTTCGGGGACATTGTCATAAAACTCATCAGTTTTACGCTGTAATTCATCCCAAAGCTCTTGCTGCTTTTTATTCAATTTTTGTTTTGGCATATCTAACATATCCCTCCCTATCTAACAGCTCAAAGGCTAGATCTCCAAAATCAATAAATTCAGCGAATATATCCACGTCCATACTCGCCCTTAGCTTTATATCTTGATATGATACCTCACTGAGGTCCTTTAGTACCTCTACTTCATAGCGCGTATTGCCATAAGTAGCTCGCAGCCGTTTAATCTCTGTTCCGAAATTCTGCAGAAATGCAAAATCGTCCTCCTGAAAGCTATTGCTTGGCTCTCCGGTGATAACGGGATGATTATGCAGCAACGTTGCGTTTTTCAGTATTGCATCTTCAAAGGCTACAGCTGCCTCTTTACCTACATATTTTAAGACCTTGCCATCCTCTTGAATGACATAAGCATTCTCAACCGGTAAATCCTTTAATTCATTTTCGTACTTTTCGATGTACTTGTCAATCTCTGAAGGGGTAATTGACTCGACATATTTACCTTTAGACTTGGCAGCTGCACCGCCCGCGCCATTGCCAAGCTTCACAGAAGTACTGTGCACTTTCTCTCTCCTCTGACTGCGCTTAAATTCAGGATGCTCCTCCAAAAAGTCTCTAAGGTTCTTCTGAGCCTGTCTCAGATTAGCTCTTGCCTCTTTTCGGTCTCCATCCTCCACAGTTCCAGCAAGTATCCTTTTACGCTTTCTGATCTCGCGTTCTAGTTGCCGCTGTTTTTGTTCATTGTTGTAATTCTCCAGAGCCTTTTCCGGATCTTGTGGTTTTGGCAACCTTGTCACGCCCTCAAAGTAAGTCGCAAGCGTGTGTCGGCAATTAGGATGCAAAAGCCCCGCCTTAATAGCATCGGACAGTAGCTTATACTTATCCTTGTATCTCGCTATATACTCCTTGCTAGGATGGCTAAAAACATCATCAATAAGTATTTGTCCCTGCCAAGGTAAACAAAGCTTACAGGCGTTTGCATGAGCTGATACAAAGACCATGTGCACACCTAATTCATCGCGTTTGCTGCCCTCACCGAGTAATGTTGCTCTGTGACTTGCTGTGCGCAAAGCCATTTCCGCATAGTCTGCAATATTGACATGACGACCGTTACTGTAGACTATGCAGTCAATACCTTTTGCCAGGAAATCCTCCGTAGCCTTGTCGATTGCCTTACCAAGTGATATAGCCCCGCTGGACAGCTGAAACTCAGTCTTAAAGATTGTTTGGCGGTACACATCATCCATCCTGCGGTATACGGCTTGTTGCGCATCCTCAAAGTCATTTTTTGTTGACTTGATAAGTGCGTCGAGCTTTTTCTTATTCATGCCGAAAAACTGCGTTTCTTGTGGCGGTGCTTCACCGGGAAGCCCTGTGTTAGCTCTATCCTGTGGCAGCTTGATATCAGCTTTTCGCACACCGACACTAAAGTGATTGCGCAGTACTTGCTCGATTGCTGTGCTTATACGCTTACGGAATCGGTATATGACGCTGGTTGTCTCCTTGTGGTACTCTTGCAGATTTCTAAGCTTGGCTTTTTGCCACATTTCCCAGCTAAAGCCTCGTGCCTGCTCTTCCATTTTATGGTTGATAAAATTGCGTCTTAAAGAGGCCATTAGCTCTAGCTCCATTTCCGCGAATAAGTCCCTCAAAGCATATGGATCTTTTTCCTTTTTCAAGTGTAATCATCCTCAATGGGTTCTTGACCACCCAGCTCGTCAAACTCATTTATGCCTGGTGGCTCTTTTAGCAGCCCGTCTTTTTCATTGAGGCGCTTGACCTCCGCTTCCTTCCAGTCATCCTTTTTACTGTCACCATAGAGCTCCTCGACTACTGTCTCGTTTGACATAACGCCATATTGCTTAGCCTTGCCCACAGTCTCAACAACGGACTCCATCGAGGGGTTGGCGTACTCCCCAAAAGAGCAGCCTATGTCATAATCCTTGTATGGTCTATGCTCCGCCATGTCCATGATATGCAACGCCGAGGCAATAATCTGTGGGACGATCTTCTCAGCAATCTTGATAATCTTGTTTCGTGTGTGCAGCGTTGCTTTCTCCTTTTCGCGTTGGGCATCTGCGTTATCGAGTTTTTTAACATCGATACCCAACGTAGAGGGACTAATGATACCCTGCAGACATTGATCGAGCGCTGCCGAGAACGATGCTTGGAGACCCTCTGCGTCAAGCTCTCCTTGTGCCACAACAATAGCTGGCGCCTTTGCTTCAGCCCCAGATTGTCCTCTTACCACAACGTGGCGACCGTCAAACGGGCTATGCTTAAGCAGCATGCCGGTCTTTGGGTCCTTAGGGATCATTTGCTCAGGAATATATGTCTTAGTACGGTTATCTCTCAAGGCCTCTATCCACTGCGAGTAAACCTCATCAAAACTGTCAAAAGCATCCTCTTTACCATCAAACAATGACCTTCCCCGCCCTCTATATTTCGGAGATTTACCAAAAACAATAGGGATGGCTGTCATGAATCTTGCGCTATGCTGTAAAGGCTTTATCCCTTGCAGATCCGGAAAGTCTAACAGATTCTCCTTTTCGCCCTCAGGGTTGATTAGCTCATAGTCGATCCCCCTGTCCGTGTGTATCTCACGCAGCTCATACTCTCGGTCCTTATAAGTGCGCTTAAGCTTAAACACTACACCTTTGATATAGCCACGGCGCCGGATATATTCCACCTCAGAGGCCGGAAAAAACTCAGGAATGGGGTACCGGCAAACCTTAGGATCGTACACAAACCTTACAGCTCCATCGCCTAGATACATAGCCTGACGGAAGGAGTCCTTGAAGAAATCATCCGGGAAGTGCTTCTCCATGTCTTCCCAGCGCTCTTGTGCCTCTAAGTTATCAAACTTATTAGCGTTCATATCGTCGAAAACGATATCAGCTAAAGTATCGACCATCAAGGCTGGGAGTCCGGTATGAATCTTACGAAAATCCACTCCATTTGTTGCTACTGCCTGCCAGAATCTCGTATTCCCCATCATATCGTCGTACTGCGTGTAAAATTGGTGCAACTCCGTGGGATCTCCTCGATACCACATTGCGTTTTTAAATGCGTTTGCCTCAAAATCCATCGTTTCCAGCACAGTGATCGTGAGTGGGTTCATTCCCTTGTCAATCTCTAGCCAATTACGCAGCTTATGCTTCACTGTTTCATTTATCTTCACCGTTTCACCTCCATCCGGCCTATCATTTGTTTATTCGGGATCCAGCTGTACTGGTCCGCATTGATCGTATGATCGTTTGCATCTTCCGGCTCGCTCTTAGGTTTAGTCCCATTCTTATCCTCTTTCCAGCTATACAGATTAAGCTCATGTATGTTCGTAGTGCACTCATCGACGATGAGATAATCTGCATATACCGGTACGCCCTCTATGATTTCAGGCTCCGTAGTTGGCTTCATCCAGCCTTGTTGCAGTTGGATCCTGTCAATTATAGTGAGCTTTTTCCAGCTATTGTAAAAGTCGTACAGGCTTCCGACCTCGTCATTGTACTTGAGACACTCGTTAAGAGTGGCCTGATCTGCGCTGTCAATATAGACGTCTCTTGCATACGCATCGCCTCCAGGCACCCAGCGCTTACGATTGCGCTCCAGAAATGCCACGAGTAAAGGAGGTATGTCAGATGGGGCTAATGCTCTGCCACCTCGGCGCACGATGTCTCTGTTATTGTAGACCTCCTCAGCCAGCGTCACCTTGATACGCTCCTGTGTAATTCCGGTAAAAATAAAAGCGATGGTGTCATCGCTACGCCTTGAATATGATGTGTCCACGCCACAGGAAAACTGCACATACGAAAATCTTTTTGCCTGCTCAGCTGTGATAATGTGCTTATCGAGCAAGTCAAACACGAGACCGGTCGCACGTCCTCTGAGTCCTTGTATCTTGTTTTTAAACATTTTAGTACCCTTAGGCACAGAGTCGATCTTGTCCTGGATCTGTTGAGGCGTAAGTGCTGCGTTATCATAAAAAGTGAAATACCAGTGTATCCAGCCTTTTACCTTTTCCGCGCATATCTGACTCAGCAGCTCTGCAGGATAGTCCCCTACGTAACGCTTGAGGGGCCGACTACGGTTGATAAACTCCTCATATACTGGCAGTCCTGGATCATCAGGATTGAGTGTGGCAATCAGGTATTCACGACGGTGGAATATCTCACGCACAAACTCTATGTCTGCGATATTGATCTCATCGATCATCACGCAGCCATATTGGCCACCTAGTACATCCTGCCACTTCGTCCTATCACCATATCCAGCCAAGTATATGATCTTTTCGCCATTTGGCGTCTGATAAGCGATGTGAGGCAGCCGAACATCACCGCCGCCGTTAGAGTTGTACTCCGCAACTCCTCGATACTGCGCCAGAAGACCTACATCCCCATTCAGGATATTCTTCTCTAGGATCCCTATGGTCTTGGCACAGAGTAGGTGTATCCTCTTGCTGCTCTCAGCAACCCGTGTCATAAACTTAGGGATACCGACAGTAGTCTTACCTGCCGCCGTTGTACCCTCCAGAAACTCAACGCTTGCCCGCGTCCTCAGGAATGTCTTGAACTTAGGTGATAGTATGACTAGAGGCTTATCATCATTCTGCGACGTCGTCATCCTCGACCTCACTCAGCTGCTTAACCATGCTCTCAATATTGTCCATAGACTTTTTCTGAGCTGACTCATCGTGCACCTCAGTCTTGGTCGTATATCCATGACGACTCATCCACAGGCCTGCAAGCTGAGCAGGCAGCACACCCGTCTCAAATTTTTCTCGCGCATCTACTTCACATTCTTCGCGCATCAGATCCACGACGGACTGATATCGCTTAGTGCCATCATAGTGCTTGTAAAACGCTGAGCGTGCTAAGTGCACATGCACACAGAAGCCCTCTATCGTATAGGTGACACTTGAGGGTACGTCCTGCGTACAGAACTGCCCAAGCTTGGGCGAAAACTCTGTACGTACTACACGTCTGCAGTCACAGCTATGTTTATAATCCTCCCAGGCGCTCTGCAGCTCCTCGGGAGTCTTGAACATTTTTATTCCCATATGCTCCACCTCCTTTTTAATTTAAAAGACCCTCAGCTTTTAGACTAAGGGTCTCCTGTAAGTTGGACAAAAACTCAGAAAGGGATTTAAGATGCGCCAGCCTCTTATGAGGCTTTGACACAGAACTTGCCGTAGCCTTGTGCCTCTTTGCACAATTCCACGATATTATTATAACACGGTTTTCCGTACTTTAGCGGCCACGAACCGGACACGAACCGGACAAGGTTCACACTCTCGTCACTTCGGAGGCCATTATCCTAATCGCTGCAGTTTCTAAGCGTCGTGCCTGTCGATCGCTGCATCCGATTGATCTCGCTGCATGGTCCTGCTTGCTTCCACCTGCTGTCATAAAGCGGATTCTAAGATAATTTTTTTGCTCCGGTGAGAGCTTTGCCCAGCCGCGATTATGGTCGCTTAAGATGGCCTCATACTCCGCTATCCGTGCCCGTAAGGCCACTTCCTGAGCGTTAAGGACCATTGCCGGGTTACTCCTACCCCCTCCGCTGTTGTGGCCTCCTGCACGATCCCCTGAGCCTTTTGAGGATACGAGAGGATTGCGCTGCTCAACGATTTCTAGCTCCGCCTTGGCGTCACGCAGCAGCTCGCGAAGCCCATCTATCCTACGCAGCCGTTTGATTACCTCTCGCTCCGGGTCTAGTGTCAAATAAATACTCATAGGCTGTTGCTCCTTGGTGCCTGCGCGTTTCCATGTCCTCTGGTGTCTTCCTCTAATAGCCCTTTTTCTAGTTTATCAACACTATTGCAAATCCCACTGATAGCACAAGCATCACAAACTATGCTTCCGTCATAATGACTAAGACTAGCTCCAAACTTTGTACAGGTACAGCATCCTGTGTCCTCCGAGATCACCTCTGCAATCTGTTTAGCATACTTTTCAGCGTTTTTCATTTTTTCTTCCCTCTCTGCATATTCGTTGTGCAGCACTTATCGTGCTAGCTGCGATTACAAGACACCCGCCTGTTGTCAATGTCGCTAGCGCAAGGCCTGTGCATGCCAAGAAAATATTTTTGATAATGTCCTCCATGTCAATCTCCTTTCAGCGCCTCGATGAGCGCTCTTTGTGAAACGTCTTTATCATTAAGGGCCTGCATCATTGCCTCATCCACCGTGCCCTTTGCAATGATGTGATATATCATGACCGTTTTGCTCTGACCCTGCCTGTATAACCGAGCGTTTGCCTGCTGATAGAGCTCTAGGTCCCAATTAGGCAGCGTATACCAAATGATCGTAGAGCCTCCATGCTGTAAGTTTAGCCCATGTCCGACAGATGCAGGATGCACAAGCAGCATGTCGATCTTACCGTCATTCCAATCTGCGACATCCTGCTCGCTTTCGATCGTCCGTATCTTTAGGTCTGAAAATCTGTTGCGGATTCGCTCAAAATCAAACTTGAAGTAATAAAAGACCATAACTGGATTGCCATTAGCGGCCTCTACTAGATCCTCTAAGGCATCCAGCTTTGCATCGTGCAGCTGCTGGACCTGACGCTCCTCATCGTACACAGCGCCCGCTGTAAACTGTAGCAGCTTATTGGTCACTACTCCTGCGTTGGCTGCGGTTATGATACCATCTGGGCAGAGCTCTATAATCTTCTCGTGTTTGAAGCGATGGTATTGTCGCATAGTTTTCTCTGGCAATGTTATCTCATGTGTTATATATTGGCACTCCGGCATTTTTAGCCAATCCTCTGCCTTTAAGCTCATGCATAGATCCCCTATCGCTTTATAAATCAGCTCCTCAGCTCCAGCTTGCACGAGCCACTCATATATCACATGGCCGTTTGATCTGCCAGGTCTGAGATATCTATCACGGAAAGCTGATAGTGTCTTACCAAGCCTTGTCCCCTGGTCCATCAAATAGACCTGAGGCCACAGGTCTGGAAGTCCCTTTGGGGCCGGTGTCCCCGTAAGGCCAACAAAATATTTTACTTTTGGGAGTACCCGCTTTATCGCTTTAAACCTTTTCGCCTTTGGATTTTTAAAGCTGGACAGCTCGTCGATCACCACCATGTCGTACGGCCACCGCCTACCGCATTGCTCAACTAACCATTGCACATTCTCGCGATTGATAAGATATACGTCCGCATCCTGAGCTAAGCCCGCAAGTCTCTGCTTACGGTCTCCTAGTATCTTCGCATACGTCAAACCCTTTGTGTGATCCCATTTGTTTATCTCCGCAGGCCATGTCGCATCTGCTACTCTGATCGGAGCGATGATGAGCACCTTACGAACGCGAAAGTAGTCATACATGAGGTCGCTTATGGCTGTAAGCGTAATGCTCGTCTTGCCCATCCCCATAGGGAGAAAGAGACCGCACTTATCGTGCTCTAATATCCACTGCTCTGCCTTTAGCTGATACTCATGCGGATGATACTTCACGATGGATATTCCCCTCGCATAAGATGCTCTATGAGGTAATTGATCTGGTCTTTGTTTTTTAGCACATAGGCGTGCTGCCCCTGATCGTGCAACTGCTTGATCCTCCATTTTTGCATGTCGGAAGTCCTGCCGCCTACAGGGCGCTTGAGCTCAACGAAGCATATCATGCCGTTCAGGGCTACGATCCGATCTGGTACACCTGCGGTACCGGGTGACGTGAATTTCCACGCAATACCACCAAGATTGTGGACCTTGTCTACAAGATATTTTTCGACCTGTCTCTCGGGGTCAGTCTTTGTCGTGCTCTGCCAGCCCATAGTCGATACCTCCATCATAGAGCGCAATCTTTTCCGGCGCTAGCTTTACAGGCTGCTCAAGCATCGCACTGATCATGATGCTAAGCGTACGGTTTTGATTTTGCGTCATTACGACTTGAGCGACCGTGTTCGCGCCAGTTTTTAAAAAAACGAGAAATTCTGGATTCTTAAATTCCTGCATATCTATACCTCCAAATCTGCAAAGGTAACAGGTAACACTCTACGCGCGCGTATAACTTTACGCGTTTAGGGATGTGATACGTGTGTATTGTCCCTCATATATCCCCTAATTTATAAGTTATAAGGGAAATCTTGTTACCTTGTTACCTTTGGGCGTTTCAGCCCATAAATAAAGGCTTTTTTGGGGTAACAAGCATTGTTACTTCTTGTTACCTTTGTTACCCTCTAAATACCTCTAATCAAAAATAAGTTTGTAAAATCGTGTTACTTTTGTTACCTTGCTACCCTACATATAGTTGGCTTGTTACCTTTGTTACTCTTGTTCCCCTATCTTGTTACCCTATACATAGTTAATCTCATTCTCTGTAGAAACCTCTCTGAGACCCATAGGGTTTTGGGAATTTCTTTGCTCCTGAGAATCTTTTCCAGCCCTCTACTTTATCAAGCATACCGTTGATCTCTTTAGAATTATACGCTGTGTAGGCACCTTTATCTTTTGCAAATAACTCACACCATATCTCTAAAGCGCACACCCTATTACGCTTTTTGGCACCTTGTGCGATCGTTGTTCCATCGCCGTCGCTAAGGCTAATCTGTACATAGTCCTTTCGCTCATCAATGCTACGTGTAGGCCAATCTTCTGGCAATAATATCTCGAGGTACTCCTGTATCATTCCTAGACGTTGATCCTGTGCCTGATAATCATCCTGTATACGAGCTGCTTCTTGTTCCAAGTCATCCGGCAGGTACAACTTCTCGCCGCTCTCTGATAACTCTACAGCCTCAGCCCACACTTGGTCAACGATATCCTGAGTCAGAGACTCCTCGATGTCCTTTGAGCCTTGTACCTCCACGACCCAGAACCGGCGCCCGCCTGTCTGGTCTCTGATAAATTCTCGGTCATTGGTCGTACCAATAAAGATATTCTGCCGTGGATGATCCTCCACAGTACGTGCGTATGCAGCTCTGTATCGGTCTGTCTGTTTAGATATAAAGAGCTTGACAGCTTCCGACTCCGCTTTTTTCATCGCGGTGAGCTCGCCCATCTCTGCGATCCAGACACCGTTGAGCTGCTCGTAGGCGTCTTTCCCCGGCTGCGTGCTTGAGATACTGTCGCTGTACCAGTGCATGCCCAGCTTACGGGCAAGGCTGCTCTTGCGGCATCCCTGAGGGCCCCTGAGCGTCAGCATATAGTCAAACTTACAGCCCGGTGTAAAGATGCGTCGCACAGCTGCTGCTAGCGTCTTACGAGTGACTGCTCTAACGTATGCAGAGTCCTCAGCACCCAGATAGTCGATAAGCAATGTGTCAACACGAGGAGTACCGTCCCATATAAGTCCGTCAAGATAATCTCTTACAGGATGATAAGACTGCCTGTCTGCCACGATGTGCACAGCATCCTCTATGGTCTTGACTGCAATGATCTCATAGGTCTTTTCGAGGTAATGTCTTAATCCCGCCCAATCGACCTCACGTAACGGCTCAGGAATCTTTTTATTTTTTAGCTTATGCCATGGCAAGCTACGGCATAGATACTCGAGGCGCTCGATCTCGTTGTAGGCAATCGCTCCCTGTAGGAGAGGATCGTGCTCCATGATAATGATTACGTTGTCTCTCGTAGGCAGTACCTTGCCCTTTGAATTGATATCTAAAGCCTCCTGCCAAGTAGTATCTACATCATATGCCAGCAAGTCCTCGCCTGCGAAGTCCTGCGCGGCCGAGGCTCTCTCCTTTGCCAATAGTCCTTTGACCTTATCGTCGCTTGTTGCAAGGTCGCACATGGCCATATAGCTTGGCAGCCGGTTAGCGGGCGTATCCTTGCGTTTGCCCTTATCTTTTGCACTGTATAGATGCAGCCGGACAAGGTCAAACGCATTACAGAGCTGCCCGGAGGCTGGGTCGGTGCCATGATTGCTATATGCAAAGAGCCCATCCTCATAAAGTACGAGACCAGCGCTGGTGCTGCCATCTACATAAGTATAACGCCCATTTCCGCAATCATCATACCTTTCAGGTAAAAACTTTTCGATTGCCGCTGGAATGTCATAAGCACGACAGAACGCCCCAACGATACCCGGTTTTTTTGTTGGGTCCTCTTGCTTAGTCAGAGATTGCTTGAGCTCTTTGTTGACCCGACTGCTTACCGGCCACAAGCTCATGTCCTGCCAATCTGTATATCTGGCAAGCACGAGGTCTGCATCCATCGGCTCAAAACCGTCATGGTCGCAAAAGTAATCGCCGTCCCTCGGTGTGCTTGGCCAATACATGAGTCTGCTTGGCTGATAGGTCGTATCGTCAAATAGCTCAATGCCGATATCCTCAGCAACAAGTCGAGCGATCGCCTCATACTCCTCTGGTGACACATCCCTACTGAGTGGTATCAGCAGCCGGAGCCTTGGGCTCTCAGGCGTATGTTTATGCGTTGAGTAGACACACCATAGGCTATCTCCCAACAGCTCCAGACGCCTGTCACAAAAGTCCTCAGCGCTAATATCGAGAAAATCTATATCCAAGGTGAGCATGCTGCGGCAGGTAACGTTACCTTTTAGCCGTCTTCCTGTTTTGAGGTGACCACCAACAAAGCCGCCGACATCCTTTATCTCAGCCTGTTGGTCTTTTTTCATGGCCATGTATTCGGCCATCGTCTCTTTTGTTTTTACAGTATCCCTTAACTGAATGATGAGGGCGTCCCAGCTTATCGTTTTATTTTTCCAGTGAGTATCCTTGCGAGTCAAACCCACAGAGATCTTAAGATCCATCGTCGTCACCACTCCATTTCTCGACAAGGTATCTACGTGCAAATATTACAGTGCCTTTTGGTGTCCCGTACTTTTCCTGGTAGTGTCTCATACTCGACATGATACAGGTTTTGCTCTTACCCAGAAAAACGCATAGCTCGTTTGTAGTAAAGACACCAAGGCAGACCTCATTATCCAAGAGGTCATATACGACATAATTATTTTGAGTCTGCACACGCATATGCATTAGTCCTTGTCCTTTTGGTAATAATCGGCCACGAAGCCATCAGCATTGAGTATGAGATCCTTTGCCCACGGTATCTGCATACACATTACCTCTTTGACTATCTCGTATTCGGCCTGAGCATTGGCTGCCGGCACTTCGATAACGACTTCGTCGTGTATGTGCATGACGATATGATAACCTAGTTTATTGAGCCGAACTATTGCATCAGCAAGGACGTCCCTCGCAATAGCCTGTACGATGTTTTCGACGAGCTTGCCGCCGTAAGTCGATAGCTCGCACCACTTACCGGAATTTTGCCCTACTCCCATATGATATAAGTCACCACCCTTTAAGCATGCATCACGATAGTAGAGGCTACGACCGCTCGGAAGTGTTATCTTGAGCATACCTTGGTCATAGTCAAAGATTACGTCACGCTGCTTTAATTTCTGTGCGCATTTTTCGCGGATTGCTGCCTTTGCGTATGCCTCAACGTCATACCAAAGCTTAACGATGTTAGGGGATGCTTTACGCCAACGTTTTACGATGTCCAGCATCTCGGGCTCAGACAGCCCCATCTTTTCGCCGCCCATGTTGATAAGAGCACCAACGGCACCTTGATAACCGAGAGCCAGCTCCGCGACCTTACCCTTTTTACGGTAGTCAGACCCCTTAGTGACATCCTCGATCGGAACATGGAACATTTGCGCTGCAGAAGCCTCATAGATCTTGCCGGTCGTGCGGAACACCTCTTGCCGCCACTCCTCGCGAGCCAGCCATGCGATAACACGAGCCTCGATAGCAGAATAGTCGCATATGACAAACTTGCATCCCTCTGGAGGGATGAAGGCTGTACGTATGAGCTGACTGAGGGTATCCGGTACATTATCGTATAACATTTCCAGGGTATCAAAATCCCCGGCCTTGACCCAACGACGAACCTCGTCCAGCTCCTTGATATTGTTACGTGGGAGGTTTTGCACCTGCACGAGCCTGCCTGCCCATCGCCCAGTACGTCCCGCGCCATAATACTGCAGCACTCCATGCATGCGGCCGTCATCACAGGTAGCCTTAGTTAGCATGTCGTACTTAGCAAGGCTCGTTTTTCCCAGCGCTTGACGCAGCTCCAAAACTTTGCGCTGGGTGTCTGTGAGCTCATCACCGAGAGCAAGCAGACCTGCAACAGTCTCCTTATCCCCTGAGGTCACATGTGTAAATTGTTGCTTGAGCCACTCCAGAAACTGAGCGTTTGAATTGGGGTTATCAAGTCCTGTAAGCTTTTTTGCCTCATCAATCAAAGAGGCCTTATATCGTGTTGTATACTCATTTATGTTATTGACCATCTGCATATCTATCAACACGCCTCTGTCATTGATCCGTTGATCAACTGCATATATCTCCCGCTCTCTCTTATCGATATCGTAGACGTCCGGTCTTATAGCAATCGCATGCTCCGCCGTGACATCCTGCCCGTTATAATCGAGGTATTTGTCCCAGCGCACCCAATCATGGTATGGCATATTGCGCTCTCGCCCTTTGGTCTTACTCGGTACGCTAAAATACCTTATAAGCGCTTTTCCTGTCGTGTCTTTTTGCTTGTCTTGCTCAAGTCCTAGTGCCTTACCGACGTTTGCAAGACCCGCAGGCAGACCTACGATACAGGCCTGAGCTTGCGTGCAGCACCACTGCTCTGGTGCAAGCGATAGTCCTGTGTGCCTCATCAGGCAGACTCGCTCAAATTGAGCGTTATATGCATGTTTTGTGACGCGGAACGAGGTAAGGGCAAGGAGTACGTCGTCCGGTATCTCCTCACCCTCCTCTAGGCTTATAACCTCTCTGGGCTCGTCGTCCCAAGCATAGCCAAATATCAAGATCCTAAAATCAGGACTCTCCGCATATTTATAGACACCTAACTTAATAGGTATAGAGCTATATGTCTCAATGTCGATAGAGAGGTGACGATTAGTAGTCCTCTTCGCCATCTTCCGGCTCCTCTGCATAAGATGACAGATCTTCGCCCTCGAAATCACTCTCAGCGCTGCCCTGTCCAACGATACGTTCTCCGGCCCCTACCTTGACAAGAGAGCTCAGACCACACGCCACGCCTTTGTTAGTCTTTTGGTCATAGCTGTAAAAGTTGATACACGCAAGGCAGATCATGCCCGAATAGACGTCCTCTGCAGTCTCAAGCTTTTGCTTATACACGTCGATGATATCTGGCTTGTATTGACTCTTTGCGTTCATGTACCAGTAGTCATCCATTTCGTCAACGTGGTCTCCGTCGCCGTTTGTAAAGTCGCTACCATCTTTTAAAGGCTTTTTGACCTTAGCAGCTGCGGTACCGAAAACTTGTTTTGCTAGGCCGTCAATAAGCTTTCTGGCCTTTGCTATCACATCCGTGTCCGTCTTTGGAATCAGCAGCATGCAATCATAATAATTTTTGCCGCTATCGTCCTGTTTAGGTTCGAGCAGGTGCTCATACCACACCTTTACCTTTTTTGTTCTCATTTTTTCCGTTGATACTGATGCCATGTTAAATATCCTCCTTATTTTTGTATACATATTCCTTTTTTAAGTATTCTGCGATATCCCTGATACACCTCTCAGCTATGTGATCAACAAGGTGCTTAGCCGTTATATCGATTGGCACTTTTAGTTGTATTGCAGTACGCCCCTCACAATCCACAATGGGTAAAAAATGCACAATCACAAAACTTGATTGCTGCGAGTCTCGTGCTGGAAATATTGTATTGTTACATCCGATGTGCATCAGCCTGAGCGCACCATCGATACATCCCTTGATATATGCGACCTCGTAGTCTTTAAGATACGACCTTGACATACTCGCTCAGCTCCTCTCCATCAAAATCACTTACCGCAGAGTTTGGTGGTGTCCATTCCGGCTTGCTACTTTCTGCCTTATCGACTTTGAGCTTGCCCGGAATCTTTTTATACAAGTCTGCTGTCAGCCCCTCGAAGACCTTTTTGCCGACGAGCTTCTGCAGCTCTGTTTTTGTTGCAAGCTCTGCGGGCTTATAGATCAGATCCTTATCGGCTCCCGCATTGACAAGACGCTGCACAAGGGTAGCCTCAGCGCCATCAATAAGAGCACTGCTACCACGTCCCTCGATTAGCTTGCATCCCGGATACTTGACTCCATGCTGCATCGCATCGACAGCAAAGTCCGTGCACGCCTTGATAAACTTAGTAACGCTATCAGCGTTGCGTAGCACCGTCGCTATATCTCCAGTAGACGCAAGCTCTGCAGGCTTTTTATCCATCAGGTCAGCAATGGCCTGATAGGTGTTGAGACGGTGCCGGCAGCAGTGTGCTGCTTTACAATATTTACAATGCTCTCCCTCTACGAACAAGCCCTTACCAGACAAAGCGAGCTCTGCCGCTGGCTTTACCTTATCGTCAGCCCAGTCACAAAGCTCATCAACCACTACAAGCTCACTGTCCACATGATTGAGCGGTGGCTGTACGATGACGTACTCTACTTGCTCTATGTCATAGATAAAGTCGTACTCCTGTAGGGCGCCTAAGGCATACAGGCGGAGCTGCGGATTTCCTACGGCCTGTACTTTCATGTGACCATTTTTAAGGTCAATCAGTGTTAAAGTGCCTCCGGCGATGATAATAGTGTCTGCGGAACCAAAGCCACCGGGCACCCAATCATCAAACTTTACATGCTGCTCAAGCATGATAACTGCATCGCTGTGCTCCTTTTTGATTTTGTCAAAGGTCTGGAGAACGTACTGCACATAAGGCATGACATCCTCTGCCATCTGTTTTTTATCAGGATCACGGAATGCAGGCATACGCTTACCGTCAAGTTTGTTGCGCAGGATCTGCTCAGCGATCTCATGTCGTGCTGTACCCTCATCGGCCCAGCGGCTGCTCAGTTCCGGGAAGTTATCCTCCAGCAGGGCACTTGGCGCGCATGCCATCCAGCGAGTAGCCCCAGAGGCACTCAGCAGAGCATGCTCACGCTCCTTATGATTTATCTGGTCCATCTATGCCATTCCTCCCATTTCTGCCTCTAGTGCCTCTTTTACCTTGATTCTCAATCCCTCGGGTACCTTAGTAACTCGTTTGACTCCTGCGATACTCTCAAGATAGTGCGGCACATTGACGCCCGCATTTTTTGCCATCGTACAGGCTGTGCGCAGCTCCTCCTCCGAGATATCCGCCACCTGTTCCGGCTCTGCCTCAACTTTTGGCTCTGGTGCTTGCTCAGTCTTTGCCTTGGCAGCGTAACATTCTTTAATGACTTTATCCCACTTTGCAGGTTGGACACCTCCATACTCACCGTTATCACTGTAAGCCGTTAACAGCTCCTTGACTTTAGCGGGCCCGTGTGCCTCTCTTGCATAATCAAGCGCTTTGCACATATCATCCCACTTGGTATAGGTGCTTACACCGTCTGCCTGCAGCCCATAGTGCAGATGCTTTGTCGTCTTCGGTGTCTCTGGCGTCTCTGGCATTTTAGGCATTTTAGGCATTTCTGTGGTAATAGTAGCCGCTGTGATGTTTCCTGCGTTAGCTGTCGTTGTTGTTGGCTCCTGTGTGTGCAAAGAGGTCTCCCACGCCTTTGCAAGTCTTTCCAGCACGTTGAGCAGACGCTCCTCTGCTTTAATCAAAATATTCATTTCCATTCTATATACCTCCGTAGTATTCCTTTTCCTCTCCGGTCATTCCGGTCTGTAAATGCACAATCTGGTCGTCCTTTTCTTTTATGATTCGATTGAGCTTGTTGATTTGTTGTGACATTTCATGCATTTGAGCAGCCTGTAGATTTATGATATCTTGGCTGCCTCTTAGCCTTGCCTCGTAGTGTTCTTTAGTTGCTTTCCGCTCGTCTGCGATGAGTTTGATCTCCGCTTTAGTCATCATCTGGTACCTTCTTTGCAAGGATATCGTCAATGGCATACGCATTTTCAAACATATCTCTATGCTGCAGGACAAAATCCTTTTCAATCGGATACAGATCCTCGATTTGTGTGCATGCTGCAGTATCGCCACTGTGATACCAGACAAAGGCCTTTGTACCATCTTTGCTGGGGCGTTTGACCTTACCAAACTCTACTTTGTAGCCTGGATCATATGCGACCAGCATTCCTGGTTCAATCACTGGCAGATAGATTGCCCGCAGAAGCTGCTTATACCATTCTTCTCCATCAAGTTCTGCATCCTTATGCGTTGCGGTACCTTCTGGTCCATAGTAGTGAAACTGCTCACCATCATCACTGACGAGTATCGTTGCACTCCTGTCCTGTTTCATTAGTTGGAACGATCCATCAGTGTATCCCATCGTTTCTCGGAAGCCAAGTTTCTGAAGTCTGTGGACAATATTACTTTCAGAACGGGGGCGCTTGTACATTTCCATTTTTATTCTTTCTCCTTTATATAAATTTTTGTCTCGTATGCTATTAATCTCGGGCTGCTGCTATAGATATCAATGACATTGCCCTTTACAGCTCCACCGACATCCTCTGCAACATACACATGCCCATCAATGAGCACCTTACTGCCTAAAGGTATAACGTCTGGATCTACTGCAATCGTATGCCGTCTTCTGCTTGAA